TGCAACTGCTAATACAGGTTCTGGAGGCGGAGGTGGTTCCAATGGAGACACTGGCGGTGCTGGTGGTTCAGGAATAGTAATTATAAGGTATACAGTATAATGGCATTAACTAAAGTCGACAAATCGTTGTTAGAAACTACATCGGGTACAGCTGATGCATCGACCTTTCTGAGAGGTGATGGAACATGGGCTAGTGCTGCTGCTGGGTTTATAAGCTATACGGTTTATACAAGCGGCGATACTTGGAGTAAATCAACTAATTCACCGACTAAAGTTGTAGTAGAAGTACAGGGCGGTGGTGGTAGTTCAGGAAGTGGGGATGTTGATTGGTCCTATGGTGGTTCCGGTGGTTCCGGTGGTTACGCAAGAAAATTTATTGATGTTTCATCCATTTCTTCTGCAACTATTGTTGTAGGTGCAGGAGGTGTAAAAAACGCAGGAACTTCAGCAGGTGATTCTTCTTGGAGTGATGGCACAAATACCCTAACAGGCGGCGCTGGTGGAAACGGCACTAATGGTGTACATCCTAGTCCTGAACATGGTACAGGGGGCTTAGGCGGCACCGCTTCAGGTGGAGATATAAACATTCCGGGTTCTTCTGGTTGTAAGGGCCAAACTGCAAATAGAGGTCAAACCCAAGGTAGTTATTTATCGACAGGCGGCTCTGGGACCGTCCTTCAAAGAACAGCTTTGGATTATGGCGCTGCATCAGCGGGAACGGCTTATGGTGGAGGAGCTGGCGCTGGCGGCGGTAATAACGCTGCAGTAGATGGCGCAGACGGCGGTGTTGGTGTGGTTATCGTGTGGGAGTATAAATAATGAGCTATATAGGATCAGGACCACTCTACGGAAACTATCCCAGCGAAAGCATTACCGCGGATGGTTCTACTTCATACACGCTAAGTCGAGCTCCTGTGAGTTTAGGAGGTATGATCGTTTGCTTAGATGGTGTTAAGCAAAACTCAGCAGATGGTGCTTATGCTATTTCTGGAACTACATTAGATTTTGGTACTGCTGTAACTGCTGGTATTGAAATAGAAGTGGTATACTTAGGCGTTCAAGCTAATAGCGTGGTGATAGATCAAACGCTAGGTGCAGCAGATACAGATCAAGCAGCGATTATCAGAACTAACTTTAATGACATAGATCAAAGTCTAAGCATTGCTTCAACAGATAACGGTGTGAGTGGAGGTCCAATAACAATCTCTGGGAGTGCTACTGTGACCGTATTAGGTAACTGGAGTATCGTATGAGTAAGCTAAAAGTAGACCAAATTTCTAAAGCCACAGGTGCAGCGCCTGCTATTTTTACTTTACCAGCAACCGATGGAACTGCTGGGCAGTATCTAAAAACTGATGGTTCAGGCGCTTTATCATGGGGTACGCCTCCAGATGAAAGTGGTGGTGTAACACATTTAAGCACTTGGAGGTTAACTGCTAACTTAACTAATACAGCAGCGACGATAAGTTCTGATTTGGAAGCTGTAGATGCGCCAGATGGATTTGCTAGTTTGGGCGACCCTATGATTGTATCTTCAGGTATTTTTGAATTCCCTAATACAGGAATATGGCATATACACGGTCATTTTTATTATTGGCAAAATGGAAATGGTGGTAGTTATTATGGAACGGGTCACCTTTGGACGACAATTAATAATAGCACCTACGTAGAAGCCGCTCAATGTAGAACAAGTGATTATTATAGCTCTTATGGTTCTATGACAGTAGATTATCTTTTTGATGTAACAGATAAAGCGCAACGAAAGTGTAAATTTGCTATTACACAGGGGAACTCTGCTGGACAACTTATAGGTGATACCAACATAAACAAAACCTACTTTACATTCACACGCTTGGCAGATACATAATGGCATCAACACTTATAGTAGATCAACTACAGAAGACAGGCGGATCGACAACTGCCTTAACACTTCCGACATCTAATGCATCGGCTAATGAGTTCTTGCAGAACAATGGTTCTGGAGTACTGAGTTGGGCAAGTGCAGCTGCTGGGTTTAATTCTGTTATAGTTTATACGTCATCAACTAATTGGATAAAATCAGCAAGGCCAGCAGGAATTACTAAGGTAATCGTTGAGGTCCAAGGAGGAGGTGGCGGTGGTGGTTATAGCGGTGCGCAGGATTATTCTTGCACTGGATCAGGTGGTGGTTACGCAAGGAAGTATATAGATGTGTCTTCGGTCACACAAGCGGTGATTTCTGTTGGTCTGGGTGGCACAGCAGCAGGAACATCATCTATCGCTGGTGGTGATGGTGGAGATAGTTCTTGGGTTGATACGTCCTACGGTGGTTCTTCAACGGTAATTGGAGGGAAAGGTCTTGGGATATATGCTAACTTTGGAAGAGCGGCTGGTGGTGTAGCAACGGGTGGGGACATTAACATCCCCGGTGGATGTGGCGATCATAGTGGTGGAAGTGGCAGCTCGACAGCTGGTGGTTCTTATTTTGGTTTTCCCGGGCGTTCCGGACACACGGGGCAGGGGGCGACAACAGCATCAACGGGTTACGGCGCGGGCGGTCCCGGAGGTTATAGTGTAGCATCTTTAGCTGGAATGCCGGGTATAGTAATCGTGTGGGAGTACAAATAATGGGTAAATTAATCGCAGCGCAGATTGCAGCAAGTACTACAGACGATACATTTAACATACCAGCGAACGATGGTTCTGCTGGTGAATTCTTAAAGACAGATGGCAGTGGTGCATTATCCTTCGCTAGCGCCGCTGGTGGGTTTCATAGAGTAGTTGTTAAGACGTCTTCAGATGCAACGTATTCCCCTGATACTGGTGTGACTAAGATTGTAGTTCATTTGCAAGGTGGTGGAGGGGGAACAGGTAACGCTACTGGATCAGATGGCTCCGCTGGTGGCGGTGGAGGCGCTTACGCAATGAAGCAACTAACTGTTACGTCTTCGTATGTTATTAACGTTCAAATAGGAGCGGCAGGAACTACTGGTGTAACCGGAGGTAACGGTGGAGACACAACCTTTACGTATGTTTCTGGTGGTGTTTCTTTCACAACCATAACAGCAGGTGGTGGTCTTTACGGTCAGGTAAACAATACAGCTGATGGTGGCGAGGGTGGAACAGCAACCAATGGTGACCTTAACGTTAGAGGAGGTGATGGTGGAAGACCAGCAGGAGGATCACATGATGCTACGGGCGGTAGTAGCATGTTTGGTTTTGGTGGAAAAATAGAACAGGCAGCCTCAGGTATAGGAAACGGATATGGTGCAGGAGCATCTGGAAACGCTGATGGTACTGGTTTCGCTGGTAAGGCAGGAACGGCCGGATTAGCAGTTATTTACGAATATAAATAGGAGGCCAAATGGCTAATTACGCAGTAGTTAAAGGTGGTGTTGTAGAGAACATGGTGGTATGGGATGGTGTTACAGAGTTTTCTGTGGAAGGTTCTGAACTAGTAGCAGCTACGGCTGATGCTCGTATCGGTGGATCATGGGATGGCAACGTGTTTACGTTTGTTGAGCCTCCTGCCCCCGAACCTACAGCAGAACAGGTTGCACATGCTGAAAATAAAGCCAGCGCTAAGTCTAAGTTAGCTGCGCTAGGTCTATCTGAAGAAGAAATTTCAGCAGCATTCGGAATCTAAATGGCTTTAATCCCCCTTGAAAATGCTGGTCAAACTGGCATTGTTCAAGACATCCAGCCGTGGCAGCTTCCAATCAATGCTTGGAGTGATGGCAATAATGTAAGAATGGAACATGGCTCTGTGCATAAGTGCAAGGGCTATGGCTCTGTTATGGCTACTTGTCCAATTGCTCCTTACCATATAGTATACATAAAAGATGCCGCTGGAAATAAATACTGGATAGCTTGTGGTCTTACTGCTGTACATGCTTATGATGTTGGCGGGGCTACATGGACAGATATAACAAGATCGTCAGGAGCTTACACCGCAACATCCTCAGAGGGCTGGACCAGTTCTGTTATTGGTGGGGTTTTAGTTTTAAACAACTTTAAAGATGCCCCTCAGTTCTGGGCTATCTCAGGAACTACTGGATTACCCAGCACTTCGACTGTCCTTGCTGACTTAACTAACTGGACAGCTACAGATCGTTGTA